GCTCATCCGCGCCGGCAAAGTCGAGCCCGGCCACAATCTGCGCTTCGGACTGGCGGCGGTCCTGGCGCGGGTGGGTGCCTACCATGAGTTCGAGCTGTTGCCGGGTAAGCATCCGGCCGGCGGTGGCTAACTCTTCGAGGTAATATTGGGTTTTGACGAGTGGATGATCGCGACCCAAGCGGGCGATCTCATTGTCCACAAATTCGCCATAGGCGGGGTTGCTGACGGCGATCTCTTCGGGCAAGACGCGGTAGACCTTGCCTCGGGTGCGACCTTCGAGGATAGCTTTCTTTGACTGGTAAAGCAGCGTATCCTCAGACCACGATGTTCCAAAACCGGCAATCGGCGCGTTGGTGCTGGCACGCATGGGCGAAAATGATTTTTGAAAGGTTTCCTTCGAGGTGTCTTGCATCTCATCAACGATCATCAGCAAAGAAGCGGTCGCACCCACTACGCTGGCATTAGGATCGGCGCTCAGGAAGTGGATCGATGCCTTGCCACAACGGTAGATGTAGCCCATGCTCGACTTGAATTTGAGGAAGGGCAAGCGCTGCTCGATATGCTTGGCGAGTGAATCAAAGCGCATTCGACTGTTGATCAGTTGGGGTTTGTACGTTGGCGCTGTGGCTATAATGCTGCTTTGCTCGCGATTGGCGTGCGTTGCCAGGAGCATGGTAGAGACGAGACTTTGGCCTTGATTCTTGCCGGATTGACGCGCCATCTCGACAATCACCGTCTCATTGCGCCGCTCGCGCACTACGTCAATGATATGCTGTGCCCAGCCGATTTGGTAGGGGTACAGGGGCAAGCCAACCACATCCCGGCTAAAGAGATAGGCGTCACGCTGATATAGTTTGAATGCCTCAAGCCGCGTCGTTGTCGTCATCAGTTGCCCGCCACCATTCCAACTCCTCGGATTGCTCCGCCTCCCCCGCCGCCGCCACCGTATCCAATCGCGCATAGTCAAGCAGAGCCTTGCCCGCCGCAATCGCGTCCTTATCCTCCGCCATCCGCCTGGCCACCGCAAGCTGTCCCGTTGCATGGTCAATCACCGGGCGGCCCCTGGCGTCGCGTTGCAGCTCGTAGCCGGTGGCAATGGCGATCATGCCCTGTACGACATCAGGCGTTGCCAGCCGTGCCCGGCGCTTGGCTTCTGCCCAGGCGGTGAGCTCCTCGCGGGTGCGGGCCGTGAGGGCCAGCCGGGCGGCCTCCTGCAATGCCTCGACAAAGGCGGGGTCCTTGCCCCAGCCGGGCTTACGCTTCCATTTGCCGGTTGCCGGGTCCATGGTGCCATTGCGGTAGTAGTTAGACTCGGTACAGATTTTATCATCACCCGTGAGCAGATGCGCGATGGGTTGGTTACGGATGTAGACATGATCGACAATCCGATCAATGGCCGCGCGCTGATCGGTCGTGAGCGGGATCAGCTTTTCGATTAGCCCTTCGGTGGCATAGGCCACCATGCGTGGCGGGAGACGGTCAAACACCTATACGGTCCCTATCCAAAACTTGTTTCATCCTGGCCCATCCGGCGCGCTTTTGCCAGTGCTTGGCTACGCGCAACTAGCCCCCATTGACGGCTTGGAAGATGACCCAATACAGCTCGTACACCCGGTACAGCAACCACCACTGCACCCCCTGCATGACCACCGTGACCACCAGTAGCCATGTACTCACAATCCGCCAGCGCTCGCGCTGCTTGCCCGTCTCTGTCAACTCACGCACCCGTTGAATCAATCCCGTGGCATCATAGCGCGGATCGCCAATCAATGCGCGCGTCAGCCCGGTTACATCGTCGGCTAACGCGGCGATCTGCCGCGACAGCTCCCGTATTTGGTCCGCCTCGCGCTCGCTCACGTCCGCCAACCGATCCATAGCAATATGTACCTGGTTGCCGCTCGCCTGGTGGATATCCTTACCCACCGCGTTGCCGGCTCCCCCCTCGCCCAATGTCCCTGCTATGTAGTCGTCAGTAGTTTTCGCCATGTCTAGTTATGCCGCCCTGATCCGCCGAACCAATCGGAATCCAGGTCATTCGCTGGTTCCGGCGCGGGCGGCTCGATCACAATCACGCCACTACGCTGACGCAATCTGTAGACCGCGGACTCGATCAGATCCTCCGCCTCTTCGATGTCCAAGCCAGGGAAGCGCGCTTGCAACCGTTGTTTGACCCAGGCTAGCCGCTCGGCTCCGCCCTGCCCGCGCAGCGTCTGCTCGGCAGCCTCGACGAGCGTTTCGATCATTTGCCACCTTTGTTCGGCGGTGGCTTTCGACCACTCGACAAAGGCGACATAGGCTATGCCGATAGCGATGATGGCACCCATCATGGTAATAAGTACGGTATCCATGCTTCCTCCGTGTGAACGTGTCCCCCTCCAGCGCGGGCCCATAAGAGCCCGCGCCAGAATCAGGAGGAACAACCTATGCGAACCGCTTGCCACAGCCGACCTTTGCGACGGATTCAGCAGGTCGGCCCCGGCAGTCTTCTCTCGGTGCGAAAGTCTAAACACCGCCGTCGTGTACCGGGTGGCTTCGGGTGATATCGATTGTCAAATGGGCAGCGACGTGGGCAGCGATGGAATAAAAACGGGGCCGGGTACGAACCGGCCCCGTTAAGGGGATTTTAAGCTATTTTGCGCAGTCGGTCAATTGTAAGCCGAACGCGTGTGCTACTCTTCGCTACTGCGCATGTCGATCCGTCCGGTGATCCAGTTGGGCCGGAGGATGATCCCGGCCCCCTGGCTAAAGCGGGGGCGGAGCTGTTCGCCGGCATAGTAACCGAGGTGCTTGGCGAGTTCCTCGGCGGCGTGGGGGTTGGTGGCGGCCATCGCTTTGGCCAGTTCGATGATTTGGCGTTGGGCGGGTGTGAGTTGGTCGGACATCGTGTATACCTTTCGTTTGGGTGGTGGAAACAAAAGCCGGGCTCTATTGTGCACGACAGAGCCCGGCTTGTCATCGGTCGGATGGTGGATTAGGCGGTCACTTTCTGACTTTGCGCCTTGAGCTTTTTCAGCCCTTCAATGAGCTTTTGCAGATCATGACCGTTCAGACTGCCGTCGCTCCCGGTCAAGCGCTTAACGTTGTGCGCCCTGACTTGCGGCCACTTGTCGCCATAGACCTCAGCCCCAAGCTCGTCCAACACCGTGGATAGCTCAGCATTGGCTGCCGACTGCTCGGCATCTGGCTCTGGCTCGATTGCCAAGCTTGCCGGCTGATTGTTCAGGAACCGCTGGTAATGATTGGCAATCACGCCGTTGAGCCGGCTCTTCCCTGCCTCCGAAAAGCGCTTATTGCCATCGTCGTATTCAGCCCACACCGCCGGCAGTTCGTACAGGTAGCGGCCCAACCCAAACATAGCGCACGCCCGCTTCATGGCCTGGGCCTCGGCAGCGGTGCCGCCGATATCGTTCTTTTCGGCCCGTGCGTCAGCTTCACCCGTGCTGCTGCGGGTCACACCCTTGACCGTGAGGTGGCAAATGATGCGGTCGCCCCACGGCGTGTAACTCAGTGACCAATCCATGCCACACACGGCATCGAGGCGATCCTGGTAAGCGCGGAGATCCGCATAGGCCATTGCCAAAGCCTTGGATTTGTCCTTGGTCACGGAACCCGGCTTCCAGGTGACACGGCTTGGGTGAAAGGGCTTGGCTAGTTCAACTAGAATATCATTCATAGGGGACTCACTTTCTAAATAGAACAAATGTTTCACGTGTGACCGAATTACAACTATTTGCCGCTACAATTACGGCTTAAACACCATCGCAAACGCAGCCGTCGCACCGCCACCAACCAGCGCCTTACCGGCCACAGCCACCAGCACCGGCCAGGCCAGATTGACCAGCACCACCGCGACCACGGGCAAGGCCAGCAAGGCCAGCAAGCGCCAGTGGTTGACGAGCAGGTTGCCGGCGGCGCGACCGACGGCGTAGAGGGCAGCGCCGGCCAGGCGGGCGGCGGAGCGAAGCAGGGCGGCCAGTGCCAGCGCGAGCAGGCAGGCCAGGATGGTGAACGGGTTGTTGGTTGATTCGATTGTGTTGGTCATGATTCGATTCACTTTCGTTTTGAATTTGGTTTCGGTTGGGATGCACGCCGGTCAACGCTCAATTAACGCCGGCGTGCATCGAGTCTAGAACAGGTACGGGCAACGGCTTTCGTAGTAGCCGATCTGGTCGTCAAGGTGCTCGCCGTAGTCGTAATAACTGAGCGGCTGCTGAAAGGGCACGTAAACATCAGAATCGCCATCAGAATCGCCATCAATATCGATGTCGGCAAGCACATCGTCGAGCCAGGCTTCTTGCGCTTCGGTCAGCCACTCGTCATACTCCGCATCTTCGGCGGCCTGCTCGGCAGTGGCCAGGGCTTCATCCTCCCAGGGGTAGAGTGCGAGTGTCATCATGCACCCCCCAACAGCTTGCTGAGCCAGCCGGGCTGGGCGGTGTCGGCTTGCTGAATCTCACTCTGCAAGCGGATCATGTCGGCATGGATGCGGTTGCGGTCGTCGGTGCTCAGCGTGGCATCGGTGAGAGCCTCGGTCGCTTGGCGGCCGGCGATGATCTCAGCGAGTACAGCGTCGTAGGTGTCGTTGCGATTACGCATGAGTGGCCTCCCCGACGGAGTTCCAAGAGACGGCGACGAATGGCACGCTGTAGCAGCTGGCGACGTTCTGGGCGGCGGTGACAGCGGCGGTGGCATCGGTCCAAGCGCTGCTGCTGGTGCGGATGGTGCGGCCATCGTGGCGGAGCCAGCGATAGACCTGGCTGTCACGGATGACCGTGACGTGGGGGTTGACGCGGGTGCGCCGTTGTGGTAGATTGTTCATGTTCAATTCCTTTGTGATATTAGGGTTGACGATTGGCCCGTAAGCGCTGGCAGGCGCTTGCGGGCATTTTTTATTGGCTGCGATGTGGTGCTTGGTGGTGACATCATTTTAACACGTAATGCACACGGTGTATGCAGGACAAATGTCTTGTTTGCTGTCAGAATTATTACAAGACATTCGTTGCACACAAAATTGCCTCTTGACATCCATTATTGACACATGCTATGATGACGCAGCGTCGATACTGTAAGAAAGGAGCACAGATGTTTATGAAGATGAAACAGCCCACTCATGTGCGCACGCTTTTTGCGCAACGCAAGCGGTGGATGACCATTGAGCAGATCGCCGGCGGGCTAGAGTTGCACCGGAACACCGTCCGCAAGTTCTTAAAGGGCAAGAATATTGACCCTGAGACAGCGCTAAAGGTTGCCGATGCAGTAGGCGAGGATGTGATGGAGATTGCCGAGTTTGTGAACTGATGCCATGAGCGAAGCGCATGACATCGAGCTGCCGGAGCATATAGGCGACGCCGTGACTGAGTTGGTGCGCATTGCGGAGGAGTACAAGGTACTGACCATGTACTACAGAAGACTCCCTAATGCGCCAGACTACACAATCGCTATCGGGCAAAACAAGTCAGGAGTAGGAAAAGTATCATTAGAGAATGAGGATGCACTGTGGGGGTTGCATGTAACTGGCTTTATCCTCGCCGAGGAAGACGATAATGCGAGGCCAGGGACCGAGCGAGGACGCATATATCTAACGGCAAAAGCTTATGAATGGGTGCGCTACCATCGTAGAAATTGGTTGGGGCGTGGTTGGATAGGGGCCTCACAATGGGGGACGCAAGTAGCGCCGCTATTCGTGGCAGTCGCCGCGGTGCTATTGACTATTTTGCAAATCATTCAGGTGGTACTGGCGCTTTGGTAATTCGGGGCAGCTAAGGCCATGACCGCTCGTAATCCTGCCCTACTACCCACAAGTCACCAGTTTGAGGCGAGATATAGGTAGGATCGGACAAAGCATGCAATGTCGCACGGTGGCAATCAGATACCGTCTTGTCTTTCACTAGAAGACGATTGCCGGCTTCTAGTTGCCCCCTGCCAACCGCGGCCATATCCGCCTCGAGGCGACTGATACGGCTCTCGATCCTTGGCAGGTCACGCAGTAGTTTGAGGTAAAAGAGTAGTCGTTTCATGCCGGCCAGTATAGCACAATCCTAAGCCGCCCGTAAAGGCCAGGATTCTGCAAGCAAATCGCAAGCCTTAAATTTTGCTTCAGTGGCAAGCTTGCCATGCAAAGAGCTTTACATTTAGCTTGCAAGTAGGTTAATATAGACGTTCAATAGATAGACAACAGAACCATTGTTCGGCGCAGACGCGCCGAACGGCGACTCCCAGTTCCGCCAAGATCGAAGAGCCGCCGTTCGCAGAAGCACATTAATAACTGAATAGTTATCAACGCGTATTTTTTCACTTGTAACACAGCACAGTATATCAGAAAGTGCCGTTTGTTACAAGCGATGCGGAGATTATAACACATGCGTTGACAGCCAGTCAGCGGATGCAAGCGCGTCAAAGGCATCCCGATTAGAACAGGTGTGCGCTCGCATCCATTGACGTGTAGTCAACGCGTCTTAACAGACCCCGCCCTCCTCATCACCCATTGTCAACCGATACTCATCAGCCAACGCTCCCAGCGTCCACCGAGCATAAAACGCCGTTGTCGTGCGAATGTTCGTGTGGCGCAAAATGCGTTGCACCAATGACGCATCTACCCGCTTATCATTGAGCAAGTGCATCGCGATCCCATGCCGGAACGAATGCGGGTTAAGGTGGCGAATCCCAGCCTCCTTGCACCGCCGGGCAATCGCCTGGCGCACCCCCGCCTCAGTCAATGCCCCCACTGCTTGGTGGTAGGCACCGGCGGAGACGAGCAACCGATCAGTCACGTCAATGGGCCGATGGATTTGGTAGGCCATAAACGCCTCCACGACATCACGGAGCAAAGGCACCACGCCGGCCCCCGTCTTGCCGCCGGGGATATGTAACACCGGCGAAGCCGGATCGCTCAAATCGAAATGCCGCTCCTCTAATCGCACCAGCTCACCCACCCGCAGCCCGCAGAAGAAAATCACATGGACAATCAAATAGTCCCTGAGTCCGATCCACCCGTCCACCGGGATTGACCGGATCAGCGCATCGACCTCGCTACGCAGGGCGCGACGGGGCTCTGGCGCTTCTGGCCGTTTGATTTTCACGCCAGCCAGGGGTGATGTCTCGATCAGCCCCTTTTCAGCGCACCACCGGAAGAACGCCCGCAACGCCCGGTAGGCACTGGCAATCGACGATTCTGCCAAGGGCGCGGGCTTTGTGCCATCCGGCCCCGGCTGCTTGTGCCGGTCGCGCAGGTAGACCAAATACGCCTCCATAAGGTCGGGCGTAAGCGGCTGCTCCGCCTGTGGTGCAAGCCACAGGTCAAAGGCGCGGACGTGAGCGCGGTACCAATGCACGGTGGCATCAGTTACGCCGAGGGCGCGCTTGGACGTGATAAAGCGGGTAAACAGGTGCTCAGTATTCATTTTTCTTCCCTCTGTGTTAGGTCGGCAGTGAGGGTGCGGTGTTCGGTTGATTCGTGGATTGTACCGCAAGGCAAGCGGACGGGGAAGGCGTAAGGGTAGCAGGCGAGAGGCGAGAGGGCAAGGGGCGAAATTGTGGGAGAGTGGACAGGGTTGTCAGGTTGGCGGCGGTGGTGGGGCGGGCGCGATGTGACATGAGTTTAGGACTTTCTTTGCATTACGGAATCTTGGCGGTAGGTCGATAGGATTCGAGTGTAAGGCGAGATGGCTTGATTGGCAAATGAGCGAGATTTACAGAGGAAGTAAGGAGATAGATGCATGAGTGAGTTGGTTGTATTCGACTATGGGCAGTTGGATGTCGAGACGCGGATCGTAGTGCGGCAACGGACAGACGAGATCAAGACGCTGGTGCGGCGATCTGCGCAGGACATTATCGACATCGGCAACAAGCTGATCGATGTCAAGGCCATGCTGGGGCATGGCGAGTTTGGCCCTTGGCTTGAAGGAGAATTTGGATGGGCAGAGCGAACGGCCCAAACGTTTATGCAAGTAGCGCATTATTTCAAATCCGCAAATTTTGCGGATTTGAAGATCGGCGCATCTGCCCTCTACCTACTCGCAGCCCCATCAACGCCGGAACCCGCTCGCATCGAGGCGATCCAGCGTGCCGAGGCCGGCGAGGCCATCACGCACAGCACCGCCAAAGCCATCGTCGCCCAGCACAAACCCACGCCGCCACCCGCCGCCCCCACCCCGCCCCGGCGCGAATACGAGTCAGCCGTACCGCTCATCACGCCGCCGGCCACAGTCCTGGACCGTTCGCTATCGGCAATGGACCAGGAAGCCGCCGCCCTCATCGAGCCGGAGCCACGCCGGGCCGCAACGCCGGCAATCATCGCTGAACCCGACCCAGAGCCGGAAGCAGAGCCGGAAGCGGAGGCGGAAGACAGCGACGAATGGTACACCCCGGAATACATTATCGAGCCGGCGCGGATCGTGTTGGGGAAGATCGACCTTGATCCAGCAAGCTGCAAAGAGGCCCAGACCGTCATACGGGCAACGACATCACTCTGGAAGGCCCACAACAGCCTATCTCCCCGCTACCCCTGGCTTGGCCGTGTCTGGCTCAATCCGCCCTATTCTGGCCCCCTGCCGTGGGTGGAAAAGCTGCTGGCAGAGTACGGCAACGGCAACACAAAAGCCGCCCTGCTGTTGGTCAACACGACCAATAGCCCGCAGTGGGCGCGGCTGCTCTGGCAGAGCGAGCACCGCGTCTGCCTACTCGGCAAGCGGATCAAGTTCTGGCGACCCGACCGACCAGAGGGCAAGGGCTTCGACCGCGATCAAATGATTTGGTACGTAGGCCCAAACCCGCAGAAGTTCGCAGACGTTTTTTCCGAATGGGGATCAATCCGATGATTGCAACCGAAGAAACCACCATCGCCATCGAGCTGCCAACCCGCCTGGCGCGCTGGCTTGCGGAAAACATTCAGTGTCAGTACGCGATGGAACAGGAGAACGGCGGGGAAGGCGAGGGCGGGGAGATGTGCGAGATATTGAGCGCGATTTACAGCAGCATTGCAACGGCGCTAGATGAGCCGGTGAGGGAGTAGGGGTATATGACCGACCACGCAAGACGACACCTAATAGACGAACGCCCGATAACTCTCACGCCCACGCTGATCAAGGTCTGGGGATTTGAGCAGGCAACCGTGCTGCAACAGTTCCATTGGCTACTAGGGCAACCGCGAACCGGCATCGATCACGATGGGCGAAAATGGATCTGGGGCACCTACGAAGAATGGTGCAAAGACTTCTTCCCGTTCTGGGAGGGCCGCACGCTGCGCTACCACATAGGAAGGCTTAAGAAATCAGGTGTTTTGCTTGCCAAGCAATTACGAAAAGAGGAGTGGGATCGGACCAACTATTACACTATCGACTACGACAAATTCGACGCAACGATGCGGCAACATTCGGCCACATCGAGCGGGCCGGAAGCGGCCACATCGAGCGGGCCGGAAGATGACGCATCGAAGGGGCCGGAAGATGACGGTTCATTAAAAGGAACTAATAAGTCTTCTAATAGATCATCTAATAAGTCATCTGATGTAGGTAAGACGATCACAACTGATCGCGCGAATCAGGACATTCGTCGTCGTCGTCAGCCATCTACCCCGGCGAAAGATGGTTCTGCAAAACCAGACCCCTTTTACGCCGAAATGCAAACCGCCATCGAAAGCAACGGCTTTGGCATGATGACCCCCATTATGGCCAGCGAAGTCAAAAAGATGATCGCCACCTATCCCGCCGAATGGATCAGAGAGGCTATGCGAATCGCGGTAAGTAGCAACGCGCTAAGGCTCGCCTACGTCAATGGCGTTTTGGAAAACTGGCAACGTGAAGGATTTAGCTACGACAGTCGCAAACATCACAGCGACAGAAAGGGATCAACGAATGGAGCCACTAAGCGAACTAATCAACAAGGAACTGGCAAAGATGAACCCGCCGACGACTACCACGCCAACGCCTGGTACGCCAACCTTGGCACGCCCAGCGTATGAGTGCGGAGACTGCCAAGACACCGGCTACATCGGCTTTAAGACACCCTTCAATTACCCGCTTGCGCAGTGCGAGTTCTGCGAGTGCGTAGAGGGGCGATTGCGGAAAGAGCGTTGGCGGCAGAAGCTGTCAGCGGACAATCAGCGGCAAATCAACCAGCTCTTTGCAACCGCCGGCATTCCCGCCCACTTCCGTGACTTCACGCTCGAATCGATGATCGAGCGGGTGCGTGGTGACCGCGGCAAGGTTTCGGCCATTGATGCGGTCAAGCAGTTTATTGACACCGGCACAGTGCTTGACCCGCGTAGCAAGCGTTACAAATCCGGCATGGTGCTACATGGTCCTTATGGTTGCGGCAAGACTGGCCTCATGACCCCGGCGCTACGCCACGCGGTGAGCACCGGCAAGAGCGGTCTATGGGTCGAGGTCTACGATCTGATTATCTCGATTCAGCAGGGGTATACCGATGGTGACAGCAGCGCCAAGCTGACCGCCGCACAGCAGGCGGATGTCGTCCTGCTAGATGACTTGGGCGATCTGAGCCGCGACCGCGAGGAGACCGAAGATCGCCGGCGCATCATCTACCAACTGATCAACTATCGGCATAACCACGCCCTGCCCATGCTCATCACCACCAACTGTAACCCCGTGCAACTCTCGCGCCAGTATGGCGCGCGCACGATGGAACGGATCGCAGAGTCCTGCGCATGGGTCCAGATGGGCGGGCGCAATTTGCGAGAGGAGACGACAAGTGGAGCATCTTGAGAATGCACGCAAGATTTTGACAGAGTGGCAGCAAGGGCCGCGGGTGGACGGGGTGATTCGTGGTCAAGTCTATGACAGTGCTGGCAACCGGATCTACACCAACGATTACTCGGCTAGAGAGTACGGCGGCCTTGACGGGGTAGCTGTCCAACTTGGGGTGGAAGCATCGTTATTCAGCGCTGAAGCCGCTTACTTCTCGATGGTCACTGAGCTTTGCGTGTTGAACACGGATCGGACCCGTCCCTTTTGGTTTGGCTCACGCCGGCGCGGCACGATGGCATCAGCCAACGAGATATTGCCGGAATCACTGAGCGAGGGCGGATGGTCTGCCGCCATGCTACACAATGCCTTTTGGCAAGCCTACACCCAACCAGAAAGCGAGTACACCATCCCATGAAAACAAAGCTATCATTCGAGTTTGAGCACCCGACTATGGGCGCAGCCTTAACCGCCGCCGCCCACCTTCTGCATCGTGACAACGATGTCTCCTACCTGCCCGATGTTGTCTGCCACATAGTTGGCACTATCCTGGATTCCATCCGCGTTGAAGCCGGTCTGCCTAATTATGCTATCAGGCAAATCGCAGATGAATGTCAGCGCTTCGTCGATCACGTTGGAAAGGACCAAACCCAATCATGATGCTCCCCTTCCGCATCCACAAAACCGCCGTCAACGCCGCACCCGAAACCGTCCATCTCAATCCCGCCGCCATCGCCTCTATCACCGAGCAAGAGCACCGGCATGGCAACGGCGAACTACACAAAGTCGCGGTCATCACCCTAACCCACGGCGGTCGCTTTATCGTCGAGGATGACGACCGCACCGCCGCGCAGAGCATTGCCGAGGCGCAAGCGGAGTTGAGAGAGGAGCCAAACTCATGACCCACGTCATCCACCCGACCCAGCACACCCAGCCCACCGGACGCGAGTTCCGCGACGCACTGCACCGGCTCTACGTTGCCATCTGCTCCGGCCATCACCGGCTAGCCGATGGCACCCGCGGCCATGACGAGTACATCGCCGCCATGCGCCAAGCGCGCCGGGTACTGCAAGCCGACAATTTCGGACGCGATACCGCGGAGCGCTTGCCATGATTTACCACATCAAAGGCAACCTGCGATATCTGCGCATGTGCCAATGCGAGCACTGCGAAGGCCACGTCGCCACGCTGTCTGTCGACAAACTGGTCGAAGGCGCGACGGTAGACGACGCAATCGAGAGAATCTGGACCGAGTACAGCCACAACTTCGATCTAGACCTCGATCTCGAAGACCTGGAGGATGAGCTGACAGTCACCGAGGCAACGCCGGAACAGATCATGATCCATACTGGTCAACCGATGCTCTTCGACCTGTGACCCCCAGCCCACGCCCAGCCTGCCCAGCCGAGCGTGATACCGTAAGCGAATGGAGGAACGAACGAATGGAAGGCGATACGATTGCGAGAGTACTGATGGTCGTGATTTTGTGTGCGGCCCTGTGGGCACTGAGAGGAGACTGATGGATTATCAAATATTGCAAGGCGATTGCTTGGCGGTGCTGCCCACGTTGCCGGCGCAGAGCGTGCAATGTTGTGTGACATCGCCGCCTTACTATGGCTTGCGCGACTACGGGCACGACGGGCAGATCGGACTAGAGCCGACGCCAGCGGAATACGTCGCCAAGCTGGTTGCGTTGTTCCGGCAAGTGTGGCGGGTGCTGGCTGACGATGGGGTTGCGTGGCTTAATCTTGGGGATTCCTATGCCAACGATACGAAATGGGGCGGCATGACGGGCGGCAAGCACGCCAAGGGGTTGCACGGGGGAAGCGAAATCGGGCGAGGCCGAACAAGCAGCGGCCTGCCAAGCAAGTGCCTGATGGGCATCCCGTGGCGTGTCGCTTTTGCTCTGGTAGACGACGGATGGACATTGCGCAGTGACGTGATCTGGCACAAGCCCAACCCCATGCCAGAGAGCGTGACCGACCGACCGACGAAAGCGCATGAGTATTTGTTTCTGCTCACGAAACAAGCCAAGTACTACTATGACCATGAGTCGATCAAGGAGCCGGCGGTCAAGGGGTACGCCGGTAGCAACTTCCACACGGGCAAGACGGCAACGCACCAACTTGGACGCAGCAGCGACACCGAACGCGTTGACGATGGCACTCGCAACCGCCGCTCAGTCTGGACAATCCCAACGTCACCATACAGCGGTGCTCACTTCGCCACCATGCCGCCGGCCCTTGTCGAGCCGTGCATTCTGGCCGGCAGCCGCCCCGGTGACACCATCCTGGACCCGTTTTCTGGCTCTGGCACAACCGGAGCCGTTGCGATCAAACACAACCGCCGTTACATCGGCATCGAATTAAACCCGGAGTACATTACCCTGGCTCATGCCCGCATTGCCGACTACGCAGCGCAGCCCATGCTACTGGAGGCAAATTAACCCATGCGCTACCTAACCGACCTATGGCGGAATCTCCGCCACCAACCCACCGCCACCCCCGACCCCGCCCTGGCTCTGCTCCGCCAGCGCAACACCCTGCTCACGGGCGAGAACGCCACCCTGAGCGAGATCGCCGCCCTGCTCCGCCGCGAGCTCAAGAGCACCCAGGCCCAGCTCAGCGCCAGCCGGGCCCAGCTGCTGGCCAGCCGGGCCGAGCATGACAGCGCCTTGCGGCGGCTGGCCGCGGTGGAAGCGGACTTCGCCGAGGTCTGCGACGAATTGCGCCGGGTGCGGCGACGGGAGCGGCGGAGCCGGCGGGCCATGCGGGGGTGGATTACGCGGAGTGTCAAGCCGCGGATGGCGTATAACTGATGTACGCCGCCGCCGCGCTGCCTGGTATCGAGTTGGGCAAATGGGTCAAGGTCGCTGATGGACACCCGCGCTTTTCCGAGCTTTACCGTCTACATTACAGCTGCTACCAATACGCAGACGGACGGCGGCAACAGGGACAGTATCGAAATCGGAATTTAGTCTTGGGGCCAGGTGAGAAAATAGCACTACTGACGCCCGACTGGCTCGCCGCCTTTGGGTGGCGGAAATTCTTCGACGACGGCGGACAACAGGGTGTAAATTGCGCTTTTTTCCGCAACGAGAGCGCGGCCCTATCGAGCGATCTGATACTGGCCGCCGAGTTGATTGCGTGGCGGCGCTGGCCAGGGCAGCGGTTGTATACCTACGTTGACGCATCCGCGATCAGAAGCCGCAATCCTGGCTACTGTTACAAAATGGCCGGATGGTCAAGCGCCGGCCAAACCAAATCTGGCCTGCTCGTGCTCCAAAAAACGCCCTAGATTCAACGAAACCCCCGCCGCGTGTCGAATCGCACACGCGACACCAGCCAACGCTACGCAGCGCCGTGCTGTGTGGCTCAAATGAAAGGATGGATGAAACGATGAGCGAGGAGTCGTTACAAGAGATCGAAATTGTCGACACGGGCGGCAATCGCTGGCCGATCGTAGCCGAGGTCCGCAATGGGCTGGCTATCCATCACAGGGTGTTAATTAACTGGAGGGGCGTGGACTTTTTGACCGCCAAGGAGTGGGTTATCACTCACGTCAATAGCGGAGGCGTAATTGCTGTTTTTCCCAGCGAGAATCGCGCCCGCGCTCAATTTATGAAGGCAGGCGAATTGCGGCTTGATGACACCTTGCTGGGCGACTTGTCTGGCTGCGAAATTTGCGCCAATGTACTGGAGATCGCCCGGCTCCTGAATAACCAAACAGCGCCGGAGAGATTATTGGAGAACGCCGCGATCTGCGCAGACTTATTAGCGCGTGAGCGAACAGAACAGGATGGAACGAATGTCCACGAATAAACTCGAAATCTTAAGCGTTACCCCGGTCTATGGAGAGATCGAAGAGCCGGGGAGCTACATTTCTAGGGAGGAACGAACAATGTCAGAACGAACCGAACCACCAACCCGCCCATCAGCCGAAATTGACGACCGCATTGCCCGGCTGGCGATCCGCTGGCATTACGAGGAAGATGCCCAGCTCCGCGGGGAACTGCTCAGCGCGGCCGCTGCGCTGTATTGGGCCTCCGACCCGACGTGCGAATGGACGAATGCCCCGGAATTTCTGGCGGGATACGTGGAGGCAGTTTTGAAAGCGGAGGGCCTGATCTAATGACACCCGACGAACGGAGCGCCCACACCCGGCGCATCTACAGCACACTCATTCGTGAGCGTCGCGCCAGGGAGGCCCAGCACCCGCCCGGCCACGCCAAGCGGGCTGATGCGCTGACGGACATTGACGGCGCCATCGAATCGTTGCGGGCGCTGACGTTGGAACTGAGGGCAGAACAGGAGGCAAGCGAGTGACAGAGCACGAGTTGAGAGTTTGCTTTGAGACCGTCAAGCAATTCATCCGCGACGAAAAGGCCATGCGCCGGCATGTGCTCAAGGAGCGCACCGACGGCGAACGCAACGCCAAGGCCGCCAAGCTCCGCCGGTGCGACGAGGCGATGGCCGCACTGGTGGCGATGAAAGACGAGTTGAAGCGGCACGTCGAGGAACCACCGGAACAGGTGATGCTGTTGGACGATGTGCCGACGGTGAAGCGGGGAGGGTACTAGGATGCCCCACCAAACCATCCGCCCCGCCAAGCGCCCGGCCCAGCTTCAGCCCGCCGGCAAGGCCACGCACCCGCTCACCGCTCCGCGTCCGCCCGCTGCTCATTTGCGCAACCTGTACGCCACGCGGCGCATGACTGACGCGGACATAGCCGACGTTTTTGGCGTCTCCGTCACCACCGTTCGCCGGTGGCGGCTTGCCGATGGCCTGACCCCTGCCGACCGCCGGCCACCCGCCACGGAGCTGCGTCGGCTCTACGACGTGCGCCGGCTGACGGTAGGCGAGATGGCTGCGCACTACCGTGTGAGTTACTCAACCATGCACCGCTGGCTGACCGAAGCGGAGGTAACATTCCGCCAAGGCCCGCCACGGATTGAGATACCAGAGGAGGAATCCTAATGGCCCCAGCCAACGCCACCCCCGCCCCGCCCGCGGCGGAGCTCAACGAGATGCACAACGCCCGCGGCCTGACCTATCGCCAAATGGCCAGCTTCTACGGCGTCGGCCTGGCCACCATCCGCCGGTGGATGGACGAACAGAGCGTCCCCCGTATGCAATCCGGCAAGCGCCTTGTGGACCCGTCCGCGCCCGAGCGCACGCGGCCCAGCCGGGCCGAGCTGGAGGAGATGTCGAAGACGATGAGTCAGAAGGAGATAGCTGAGCACCTCGGCTTTGGCAAGAGCACGGTGAATATGTGGATCCGCAAGTACGGCATTGTGACCAAGAAGCCCGACCCGATTCCAGAAAAGCCCAGGACCGAGCCTGACCAAGCCACCCTGTTCCGACTCTACCATGATGAGGAGTTGAATTTGGCCCAAATTGGCGAGCGGTACGGCCACAGCAGAAATTGGGCGGCTAAGCTGATGGATAAATACGGCATAGAGCGGCGACAGAAGGGTTGGCTTCCACCCGTACCCGACACCCACACCCCCGACCCGCTGCCCGTGCCCCCGCCACGCACGGGCCGGGCACGGCAAGGGCGGCCGCCCGAGCGGGCGTTCCTGCGGCTTAGTGAGACAGAGCGGCGGATTGTACAGCGGAATGTGGATAGCTTTTTGATGTATGCGCAGGTGAAGGAGGCGGCATGATTGCCATCGAAGAGAAGCGACCGCGAAGGTCGCGCAAGTACCTGAGAGCAAAAGAAGCTTTGTCAAACCTGGGGTGCAGATGGCCCGTTGCAATGACGGAAGTCTACCGACAGCTTGAACTTAGGGGCTTTCGGTGGAACAGTGACAAGCAAGCTTGGGTACGCTAGCCCCCGCAAAGCAAAGGCGCACGGCCATGCACAGCCGTGCGCCCGATGTCCGTAGTGACCGAATCAACCGAATCAACCAACGAACGAAAGGGATTATATCATGTCCAACGAACAAGCCCAACGCATTGCTGAGCTAGAGCAACTCGCCGCCGAGGAAGGGATCGCCCTGCCCTGGCCGGCTGCTGTCATAGCCGCAATGGAGGAGCGCGGCCAGTATGTCGATTTGACGAGCGGGCTGACCGGGAGCGACCAGGAGCGGGTGAGCCTGACGGTAGTAGGCGAGGCGGTGGCAGTGGCAGGGAAGAAGCGGTGGTGGTAAGATTGCCGTAAATTCGCCCCACTTGCGCAGCATAGCACGGCTGTGCTAAAATCGACAACGCCGCCGGTTCTGACCCCGACGGCGTTGTCTGACCAGTAACCGTGAGTGAGACGGCGACCGGCTCCGCAAATCGTAACACAGCCGCCCCGTCTCCCTGAAACCAGGGAGCACCTTTTGCGCACATCCATCTGGCCCCCATTTTTCGCCTTCATCCTGGCCCTGCTGCTCATGATCTGGGCCTACAATCCCAGCTACATCGCCGCGACGCTGATCTTCATCGGCGCATGGTTCACCATGCTGCTCTATATCGCGCTGGTGGCTATCGTCGGCGCGCTGATGGTGCTAGCCTGGCTTGTCTATGCCAGAATCCAGAACCAGCAGAACCGCCCCGTAGACGGTGCCTACCCACTGCAACGCTTCCGCGTGCGCGGCGGGCGGACGGTCGTCATCAACCCAACCCACATGATGAGCGCGGCCGCGGTCATTGACCGCCGCACCGGCGACTACACCGAAATCGAGCACCCCGCCGGCTGGGATGTCGTTGCGCCCCTCCGCCATGCCATCGAGCGCAGCAATAGCATTCGCGCCATGTTCCCCGGTGATGCGGCGCGGATGAACCAGAACGGTGCCATGTCGCGGATGCCCAGCATGGCCGGCGTGCGCCAGCTCGAAGCCAAGGCGCCGGCCGCGCCGCGGGTGGTCGGCGCGCCGCCGCCCGTTGAGCGGGTAGCGCCGCCGCGCGAACCGCTCAGCCTGCCCGCCGCCTTCAAGCGCAGCGAGCCGGAAAAGTGGATCATCGGCCAGAATCCCGAAGCCGGTACCCTGGCCACCATCCAGCCCCGCCAGAGCGTGCACGCCGGCATTATCGGCGCGACCGGCACGGGCAAAACCGCGTCGCTCGGCTTCCTCATTGCCGCCTACGCCATCCGCCACGGCTGGCACACGGTCATCCTTGACCCCAAGGGCGGCGCGGACTGGGAGCCGTGGAGCCGGCACGCCGAGTGGCACGAAAGCGACCGTACCACCTTCCCCGATCAGGTACGCGCCATCGAAGCCGAGCACGACCGCCGCTATGCCACGGTCAAGGCCGCCCACGTGCCCGATGTGGGGCAACTGCGCACCCCTCCGCCGCCGGTGTTGGTGGTGGTCGAAGAATATGGCGATCTCATTGACCAGCTGCGCAAAGCCAAGCGCAGCGAAGCCGAGGCGGTCGACACGATGCTTGACCGGCTGTTGCGGCTTAGTCGGATGACCGACATTCATCTGCTATTCATTGACCAGTATCCAGAGCACTGGAGCAACCAGGTGATTGCCGGCACGAAGGCCAAAGCGGTGTTTCAGTTGGGGCCAAACCAGGGCGCGAAGCTCGAGGAGTACAAGGCCAGCAAATTACCCGACTGTGGCCGCTTCCTGCTGCGCGGCAAAGAGTACGACGCCTGGCACGTTGCGCCCGACGTGGCCGGCATCCTGCGGGCGTTGCCGGCGCGGCGTGGGGTAGATATCGTGGGGGTGCAGTATGGCGTGGATGGTGTTCAGGATGGCGTTCGCGATGGGGGTGGGCGGTCAAATACACGAGACAGCGACACGGGCGAACGGGCGAACGAACAACCCGCCCCCAAATGGGATGACGTAACCGCCGCGTTCTTCTCCGCTCATCCCGACCTGCTAACGGGGCCGGCCCGTGGTATCACCGACCTGGCGCGACTGATGGCAGAGAGCGAGGGCAACGCCAAGCCGCACACGGCGTACAAGAGCATTGCGCACGCCTACTTCCACCAGTTCCGCGCCGCCGTGCGCTTGCCAAGCGGTGCCCCGCTGGGCGTTGACGTGACGGAGGCACGCTAAGCCCTTGCCAGGCCGGCCGGCGTGCGGTACAATGGCCGCAGGCGGCGTGTGACAGAAGAAGCCGCGGCTAGAAGAGTTGCCAACAATTAGCGAATCTCTGACAGCGGCGCGAGTAATTGCGTGCCGCAAGATGTATCAAAAAGGCGAGCCTCAGCCAGCTCGCCTTTTTGTTTGCCCAGCGCGGGCGAGGCTTGCGGGCGGCGTAAGGCGTGGGGGTGGAATTGGGTGAAATCGGTCAAATGTCGTAGAAATTCGGGGTTGCTATTTTTGATTAAATATTGTATAATCATCTTATCAAACAATATTTAATCAAACAGGAGCGAACGATGAGCACAATCACAGTCAAAGTCAGCCAGAAGAATTTTGCCAAGGGTGTCAAGTATGCCAAGACATTTGGCGGCAAGTACGACGGGGGCAGCAAGACTTGGACAATCCCAACCCACCGCAACGGCGTGTACAACAACGCCTGCAATGCCCTGGGCAACTATGGGCTGATCGAAGTGAGCCGCAGCGAAGGCAGCCAAGCCGGCGCGGTTGTCGCCACCGGCGATCATGACGGCAACTGCCCCGCCAACTTCGGAGGCGCTTGTGAGTGCAAATAGCCACGGAGGAGCAGGCCGCGGCCAGGGGCGCAAGCCCCTGGCGGAGCCGGTCACGACGAAATGCTTTACGCTCTTTGAGCGGCAAGCCGGGTACACGAGCGAGCAGATCCGGTCAATCATCGACCGACACGAAGTGGAGTACAATCGGGAGTGGGTCACGCTGTGGGAAGACAACGCCGGCGGGCTGTGGCTGGTGGACACGGCGAGAGCAGCGGCCTGGAGCGTTGGATCTAGCAACTTCGTGGCGGATGCGTCGGACTTGTGGATTGGCCAGACCGACGCATGGGAGACCGACAGTCACCCATACGCCGAAGCGGTTGAGCAACAGGACGGAATCAAGCTTGTGGCAGAGTACAGCAACGGGGAAGCAAAATTCTACCCCGAAGAAATGGGTAGCGCAGCGACAGAGTACTGCTTCAAGTCTTAAAGAGAGGGCAGCCAAGTGGCTGCCCTCTCTTTTATTCCGCCAACACGTACCGCGGCGGCACCACGCGCCGCACGAAGCGCGGCCGGCCCTCCACGACATGCACCCGATTGCGCATGTCCTCCGGCAACGTGAGCACGCACTCAAGCTCAGCCGGCAAGGTCTGCAAATGCCGGTCGAGCTCCGACCGATTGACACAGACCGTCGTTGTGGTTGCGCCCAGCGCATCCCCCACCGTCACGTAGAAAAACATTCATCCCTCCCACTGCAAAAACGCCGCAAACACCGCCATGCCGAGCACGAGCCCAGCCAGAAAGAACCACACCTCACTCGCCACTGGTGGGCACCTCGCAGATGGCGATCAGGATGACCCAGTAATACGAGTACTCCGACCCGGGCACCGCCACAAACGCCACCCCGATATCACCCTGCTCACGGAAAAACGCATCCAGCCCCAGCAAATGGCGCGCATGGGCAGGCGATGCGCTCAGCAGTTGCCACGTCAGCGCCGGATCGGGCGTGCCAGCCAGAATCGATTCGATGTTGTTGCCGTTGAGCGTGTAGGCCGCGGGGAGCCGGCAACCCGCGGCCCGCGCCACGGGGTTGGGGCAGATGCCGCTTGGATCACAGTGGCCAAAGTAGCGCCGTCTTGCCATTGATTCGGCGCGGTGTTGCGCCGCTTCCACCAATGCCGGATGGCAGCGCACGGTCGTGCGCTGTTGGCGTGCGTCCGTGGCCAGGAGCTGCGCAAAGTCCACCGCCGGCCCGCTGCGGTAGCAGGCCGGCGCGGTTGGCGTGGGTGTGGGCTGCGCCAGCCGCACAAGCGGCATATAGGCGTAATGGAGCGGGCTGACGGGTTGCGGGATGTGGGCTGGGCTACAGCCGGCGAGGAGGGCGGCGAGGATGAGCAGCAACCGCAGGTGCGGCATGGTGGGTCTCCTATGGGTCGCGGGTCAAAATGCAATACAGCGAATCGCTCACGTAAAACAGCGCGCCGCTGGGCACGCCCAACGAATCGAGATCGAACCGGGTCGGCTCGTCACTGTCGCTTAATGCCTCGTCTCCGATGCCGACCGATGGCACGGTTAGGGTGCCATCGCCGCGCACCCAGAGCCAGCGCAGCCCAGGCCGGCGAATAAACCAGTGATTGTTGTCCTCCGCCCCTTTGAGGCTGGCCGCCCCATAGAACTGTTGCACGTCCCCCAGCACCGCATAAATGGCGCCAAGCGCATCGGTGTAGGTCGTGAGTTGGGCCGCGGTCGGGATGTCTCCGTGCGCGAATCGGTGCGGTACAGCGTAGGCCATAAGTCCCCCTTAGAGCGTGGTCGAATCGCTTTCCAGAAAATAATCAACAACCCACTCATTTGGCCCAGTCAAGCTGGTGAACTCAGCATAGACGACATAGAAGGCCCCCACCGCAGGCACGGCGGTAATGCCAGTCAAATCAATGTACGATTCCCACGTATAAGCCCCGATCCGGTTGGTGCCATCGTCAAGCTCAGCATTGCCATTGACAAAGATGCGCAGCTTATCCGTGTCGTTTTGGGTGCTACGGATCTTGTAGTGCAGATAGCGCGCTTGGCGACGAAAGGCCCAATTACGCGAGTCACCGCCTACGGTCAGCGTCTCGGAGGTAAACGGGATCTGCACGCCAGAGGTGAGGGAGTAGAGGAACTCGATATTGTCGGCTAAGACATTCATCTGTGCGGCGGTCAAAATGTTGCCATCTGAAAAAGTTGGATTCGCAGTATAAGCCATTAAAAATACAACCTTCCTTTGGGGTCGCTAGCCGCGCCCAGCTCGCTCGTACCCAACAAAAAATAGCCCGCGTCAACACCGCCCGCGGCGTACTCGAACACGTCCGACCGCCGCACGCAGGTCAGCGACTGTCGGAAACCGGACGTCACACCGATCGACCAATCAATCGCCACCACAAAAAACGTATCCGCACTACTCATCTGCTCCGAGTCGTCAATCGTCACCAGGTCACCCAGATCCCGATCCGGTATCCCCGGCGTGCCCTCGATGATGGCGTACAACGTCGGCAGCTCCTGCCGCGCCAACAGGAACTCGGCAAAGGCGGCGGCTTGACTGCGGTTCTGAATCCAGGGAGACGACACCCGCCGGGTCAGGCTCGTGTCAGGCCGCACCGGATTGCCCCAGAAGCTTTCCGCCGATGCGCGCCGCTCCTCATACGTCGCGACCACGCCGATGCTTTGCCCGGTGATGGTCAGGCCGCCGATGATCGCCGGCAACGTCGCGTGCGCGTTGGCGAACTCCAGTTCGACCCGCTCGGCATAGGCCACGCTGGTCAGCGTAATCGAGCCGCTGAGGTCCGTCCCGCCGGCGGTGCGCGCCGTGTAGGTAATGCTGCTGATGCTGTAGGCCGGCCCGCTCAGGTCAGCCGAGACGGTAATCGTCTCACCAGGTGGCACGGTCAGCGCCTCGTCAGCGCTCCACAGCTCCCCGCTATCGTCAAGGCCGTACAGGCTGGCCCGCACCTGCGTGTTGCTCGAAAGGTCCGCATCTTCGTAGTAGAGCGTCAAACTCTCGAAGTCATCGCGGTCAAACGTCTTCTGCGATGTCACGCTCTTGGCATTGGTGAGCCAGTGCGTCCAAGACTCGAAGGTAAAGAGTCCCTCACGCGGGCAGTAAAACCGCCCGCCGCTGGCCGCCGCCAAGCGCCAGCACGCTTCGACCGGGCTTGCATCCGCCAACCAGAACCACGGCACGACGAACGACCCATCGTTGATGTCCAGCTCACCGGAGAGCAACCCGACGTAGTTCAGCAACACATCCTCGATCAGCTCCGCCTCGGTCATGCCGGCCGCGTTGTAGGCCACGAAGTCGTCAAGCTCCGTGTCGAGCCGCATGTTGAGGATCCGCTCTTCGTGCCCCCGGCAATCGAGCTTGAGCGTCTTCGGCTGGCCCGGCGCCAGCGTCGTGTGCCTTGGCAGCTTGGCGTTGCCGTTGAAGACGGTCTCATAATTCGACCCGCCGTCGATGCTGACCAGTAGTGTGATCGGCAGATGGTACATCCCGCCGTTGCTGATGTCCGCATAGAGCGGCCCGGTCGTAATCAGCGGACTGTAGCGATTGTCGGAGTTGTCCAGCTCGATGCTCATCTGCGCAATTTGGCCAGAGGTTGCGGTGATGCTCTGCTGGGGCGGAGCGATGCGCAGCGACCCGCGGGCGGAGATGAGGCGATCAGTCTCCTCGGTGTAGGTGCCATCGATGTCCCAATCAATATCGACGCGGGCGCGGATTTGGCGTGATGTCACAGTGTCCCCCGTTCCGGCGCGCCACTAATCGCGATCGACCCGCTCCACACCAGCGCATTATCGACATTCATCTCCACTTTGTACCCACTCACAAACACGGTATCGCTCTCATAGGTCACCGCGCCGTCAATCTCGACAAACAGACTGTTATCCGCGTCCTGGCTCTGCGCCACCTGCGCGCCCAGCACATCGTCAAGGGCCGCGGCCCATAGGCCCGTCATGTTGAAGCGCCAGTCGGAGAGGATCGGAATCTGTTCGGCGGCAGTGCTAGGGATGACCGTGGTATCGGCCACCCGCATGTTGCTCTCCAGGCTCCACGATTTGAGCCAGGGCCGCAGGTCGGTGCCATTGAACAAGATCCCCTCGTTGACTTCCTCGATGGCCAGGGACAGCGCAAAATAGTCCTGCGTGCCCGTCGTGTAATTCAGCGCCCGCGCCGCCGTCGCCCCGGCCACGCTCAGCAGCTCCGTGCCCCAAAAAGTGTGACAGGCCGTGCTACCCAAATCAATCCGCTCGAAAAAGCCGTCATGCGCCGCGGCTTCGACCCCCGTCGTCGCGCTGTTGCTGGCAATGCCGACCAGGAGCGCGTCAACGCCCTCGGCGGTCACCGAGGGGTAGGTGATGCCGGCGGCGGCCGTACCTGTGCCCGCGGTCGTGTCGCTGATGGTCAGCGACTTGCCGTTGGGGCTGTAGATGGCCGCGATGATGCCGATCATGGCCACGGTTGCGCCATCAAACGCCACGGTCACCGCGTCGCCCGCGTCGCCCGCCTCAGCCGTGCGGCTGTAGATGTGCTGGCCGCCGGCCCCGGCCTGCGCAGAGAGCAGCGTCCAGCCCGTTGGCGTGGTGATGGTGCGATCCGCATCCGTCACGACTTGGAGGAGCAGTAGATCGCCGGCCTCGGCATCGGCCGGAATATCGACATCAAACGAGGTAGTGCTATTCGTGGGGCCGTAGCTATCGTAGGAGCGCCACTGTGGGCAGCGGTAGACCGTTGCGCCTTCGACCAGCGCCAGGCTAATGCAGTTGCTCGCCGCGGTCGTGCCCGTGGCGGTGCGTGTGCCCGAGGCCCCCGCCGCGCCGATGGCCTCGGTCATACAGTAGGCGCGGTTGCTGCTGATCGTCACATCCCACTGCTCGGTCATCCCCGGCGCCGGCGTCGTGTTAAACAGCAGCGTCGTGCCGTAGCAGATGAGGTAGCCGGCGGCGGAGAATGTCACCGACGGATAGACCCGATCCCCGCTGGCATTGTACTGTTGTTGCACGTCGTCAATCGTGATCGGCTGCGCGGTGTCGGAGTAGAAGCTAATAATGCCCGCGCCAATCGCGCCGGTCAGGTTGATGGTCAGGGTATAGTCAGCCGGCTCCGATGCCCCGGCCACCTTGAACCAGCCGACCGCAGGATCATCATCGTTCAGCCCGCCGCGCTGGATCTCGGTCCAGCCCGCCGGCGCTTGCAGAATGCCGGCGGCGGGATTGCTGACGGTGGTCATGAGCAGCATAAAGTCGCCGGCCACCGTGCCCGTCGGCTTGGTGACGGTGACGCTGGTCCCGTTGGTCGATACCGGGTCGGTTTTGGCGCGGATCTGGATCGCCATGCTACACCTGCCTTAGCGTCAGGCTGACGTTGTAGCGCGGCCCGCTGGCTGCGTTCACTTCCTCGTATTCGAGGGGTGGCAACGATTCATCTTGAATGACAGTCCACGCGGTGCTGTTGTGGTCGGTGTAGGTGCCCGATGCGCTCAGCGCGTCGTAGCCGGTTTGAATGGCGGTCAGTTGGGCCGCGGTGATGGCTTGCCAGGTGATGGATAGGATCGACTTGGCGGAGGAGCTTACGAGGTCATGCACCACGGTGCCATTGGCCAAGACGAAAGACGCCCCACGATAGGCCCGCCGCACGGTCTGCGTCGCGGCGTCGGGGATGGATTGCGCGGCAAGTGTCGCCATTAGCGGGCTCCCTGTAGGCTAGTGTTTTGGCGTTGGAGCGCGTCGACCGCGGGAGTAACCAGTTGCGCGAGTAATTCGACCAAGGCATTTGGAACCGACTGGCCAACGCTGGAGAGAAAACCGGACCCCCACGCCGCCCCACTAATCCGCCCGCCTTCGGCAAGTCTCTGTAGGTTGGATTCAGCCCTCAGTTGTTCATCAAGGGCCGCGGTTACTTGGCCGCCCAGGTTGCCGTCAATCACGCTGGCGCGCACCCCGTCCGAAAAGGCCACCGATGCGCCGCTCCCGGCCGCGCCGTATTGTGATGCGATCTGACTGGTGTCCGGTGGTGCGAGTACGCCACCAACACCAAGCGCGCTCTGAGCCGCCCCAAGGATCTGCCCTTGTCCCAACCCGCCGAACTCTTGCGCCAGTTCGCCCGCGATCTCTTGCGCAAGCTCCGCAAGCTTCGCTTCGCCGATCAGCATTCGGCGTACGCGCTCCTTGGCGGCATCGCGATCGATGAGGGCGGGCACAAGCCCGTCTTGGAAATCTCGCAGGACTTTCGCCGCCTCGGTCTTAATGTCGCCACCGGCAAACGCCTCGCCAAACAGATCCGGAAACTCTTTTGACAGATAGTCAGCCCACGGCGAATCGAACCCATTGACGGCCACGTCTGCGAGGCGGCGGGCATTTTCATTGATGGCATCAGCCCGCGGCAAGATGCTGTCCACATCGACCCCAACCCCAGGATCAAGCGCACCCTGTAAGACCCCTTGCACGGTCCCCGCCAAGCTATCAAACTCGCGCTGTAGATCACTCGCCTGCTTATTCGCTGCGCTCAGGCTCTGCGATGCCCAGCGCTGCGTAGCCCGGTCCGCTTCCTCCACGGCATCAAAGACGCCCAGCGCTTTGTTTTCGAGTTCGGTGTAGGCGAATATCAGATCGAGCCCGCTCAGCCCCTGCGATTCGAGTTCCAGCGTCTGCTCTTGGAGCATCCGCAATTGCTGCTCAGCCAGGCGTTGCGCCTCACCACCGCCGGTAATGCCGACAATCCCCTGCGCACGGCTGACGATGGCATTGGCGGCAGAGCCGGCCAGCTTGTCGAGACTCGCGGCCAGGGCGACGGTTTCGGTGGCATCGATGGCCGCGGCACGGGCGGCCGCGTGCATGGCCCCTTCCCGCTCGCGCTCAGCATCGGCGGCGGCCATGCTGGCCCGCTCCTGCTGGCCAAAGGCATCGGCGGCTTGGAGGGAGAGGTCCGCGGCTTGTTGCATCGTGCCGAGCGGGAACTCAAGTTGCGCCAGTTCCAAGCGCAGGGCCATGACGGCGCGCTCGGCCTCTTCGACCGCCTCGGCATCGCGCCCGCCGAACTCAGCACCCAGGATATTGAGCGGCTTTGTCGTGTCGAGAATTTCGAGCAACTCGATAGCCGCTCTCAGCTCGGAGTTGATCGTGTTCTCGCCACGCTCGCCGGTCATCTGCTCATTGAGCACGCCAAGCTGATCGGCTATCCGGCCTATGGTGTCAGCCCCGGCAATTGCCAGCAACGCGCCAAACGAATCCTTGAGATTCTGGACGTTGGCGTCAAAGCGCTCAAATTGCGTGGCCGCACTATCGGCGGCGTCGCGGTTGGCAGCAATGGCCGTTGCGCCTTGACGGAAGGCTTCGTTGAGTAGGGCTTGTTTGCGCTCGGCTTGGGTCAGTTCGTTGGCTTTTTTGCCGATAGTGGCGGCATAGTCCGCTGTGGCTTTGTCGAGGTCGATGATTAAGCCGAGGTTATCGAGGATCAAGCGCGATTCACGCGCCAACCCGGTGGTGATAAATTCGAGCGCCTGCGTGTCGCTGATGCCCTGCGCACGGCCAAGCGCGGTCGATAGCTCAATGAGCTTGGCGAACTGTTCCGGTGTTTTCGCGACCTCAAACTGGATCGCCCGGTTGGCGTTGAGGATCAGCTCAAATTCGGAGATGGTGCCCTGTGCGGCCTTTTTGGCCGCGCTCACCATCGCGTCGGCGGAGCTACCCACCGACGCGGCAAAATCCCCCAGCACGCTGCCAAGCTGATCAAAGACAGCCCCACGCCGCGCCACGTCATCCATTGCGCTGGCGAGCTGGTAGAGCCCGGCAATGCTAGCCCCTGCGGCCAGTGCAGCCAGGCCACCCGCGGCCGCGCCCGCGGCCTTGTCCAGCATCCCAAGCTGCTGGCTCATCTTCTGGACTTCGCCCGCGCCCTGGGACCGGGCGCGGATCAGGATGTCAATTAGGCCCATCGTTGTCCTGCTCTGCCTCTGCTACAATCTGGTCATGCTCCGCGAATTTCTCCCACTGCGCCGGGCTGATGTGCTTGCCCTCGATCAGCCCCTGCGTCTGTTGGATGCGTAGCGTTTCCGTCTGCTGAATCGCCATCGCCTCTACCGCCCGCATGAGCCGCGGCCAGTCCTCGTTATCCCAGGTCGACAGCGGGAGGCCGAAGCGCTCCAAGAGCCAGGCGTCGGTCTGCTCAGGCGGGAGGGTTACGCTTTCGCCTCGGTGATGCCTAATGAGCTGCGCACGTTTTTTTTTGTGAGCGCCTGCAACTCGTTGACCGCATGGCCGTAGGCGGTCGATAGCCAGACCGACAGCTCATAATCGAGCGCGTCGATATTTTCGTCGGTGAGGTCGTCAGGGCTATCGAGGACCAGGCCGGCGGCGGTCTCCAGGTAGACCGCCTCTGTCTTGGCAACGAGGAGCGCGCCGGCTTCTTCGGCGGAGATGCCAACGGACGCGCCCCAGAATGTCCGAATCTCGCCGCGCGTCCACCGTTCGGAGACTTCGACGAAGAAAGACTCGCGGCCGGGTAGGGTGCAATTGATACGCATAGGCCTAGCTCCGCACCGGGTTGCCGCTGACGGAGAGGGTGCCGGACCAGGTGATCGCGCCGCCAGGATTGTCCGCGTTTACGCGGTAGTTGCTCAGGAAGGCATTGCTAGTCCAGGTATAGGTAACTTGGCTGCCCGATGGCCCGATCACCACCACCAGCGTTTTGAGCGTGCTGGGCGGGCTGACCGCATCCGGCCCCAGATAGCCGTCGAGCGTCGAACTCCAGAAGCCGCCCACGGGGACCGACCAGTTACCCAAGCCGGCAATCTTTTCGCCGGCGGTGCTGGATAGGACGGTCGTGTCAATTTCCGCGATTACCGCTTCGAGTGAAGCCTGATTCAGATGCTCCTCCAGGCTGTCACTGTCATAGGTTACGGTCACATTGGTTAAGGCCTTCACTGCCATGTGCTATCTCCTCAGTATGAAACGCCGCTCAGCGCGACAATCAGCAAAAATGTAATATCATCCGCGCCGCCCAAATCGGTGATATTGGCACGAACGTAACGCCCCACTGTCCCGCTCAGCGTCGCCTGGTACGCGCCAACCGCTGAAAATGTAAAGGTTGCTTCCGTCACGGCCCCCGAATAATCGCTTGCGCTATCACTCTGCACCACGATCGTGGCGTCCGTCGCGGTCCCCGTAATGCCCTGCACAAAGAGCCAGGCCGCCCCGCCGGCACTCCCACCGGCCCCAAAGTCCACCCCGCCCACGGCTCCGGTCGCATCCTCCGCCGTGCCCAGCGCGGCTTGCAAGCCGCGGTAAATCCGCGACGTGCCCCCTGGCCAGTTACCGTTGACGGCGATCAGGTTTTCGATGGGGGTGTCGATGCGGAGCTGCTGGTTGAAAGATTGCGGTAGCACATAGCCCACCGGCGCAGCCAGATGCGTGCCGAACACCAACCCGACATACACGTCATTCGCACTGCCCAGCCGGCTGTGTAGCTCGGCTTCGATGTCCCCGGCGTCGGGGCCATTGTAGTAGCCGCGGTGCTCGATGGCCGGGCTGACCAGATTGGGGATTTTCAGCACGCCGGCATTTTGCAGCACCTGGTACTCGATGATGCTGGTGTCGGTGTTGAGCACCACGCCGTTGGTTTGGCCGCTGAAATCAAACTCGTCAATCAGGATCTTCGTGTTGTAGCCTAAGACTGCCATGCGTGCCCCCGCTTAAATTGCGTCAAGAATCGTGTCATACTCGCCATCGGTGCCGCGAGCAAAAACCGTAAAATCATCAGCCGTATGGCCGGCATCATCCAACAAGATAATGCCCTGCCCTGTGCCATCAGCCAGCGCAGCATCAGCAATAGTCTGCTCTGCCCCAACCGCCACATTGTTGTAAAAGAGCCGGAACTTTTGGCCATCGCAGATCACCCGAATCGGCGCGCCGGCGACGTAGGCGGCCGCGGTGTCAATGAGTGTGGTTGGCGTGCCGTTGACGACCTTGATCAGCCGCGCATTGGTTTTATTGTGCACAGCCTTGACGTAGTTTGCGCCATCGGTCCACCGCACCACCACCCCGCCGCTACCCGTCGCCAGTGTCACGTTAGCAGTTGCGATCACATCTGCAACGCCACTATCCACGGTCGCAATATTCTCTACGCCGATCCCGTCCTCGCTGTACGCTACGCCACCCGCTGCGGTCCAGGTCTCCGATTCGCTAGCCCACGTTTCGCCAGCCCCGCCACTGCCCAGCCCGCCGGTAACGCCCTCGGCATGGCCCAGACCGTCCGATGCGCCCCAGGCCGAAAAGCCGTCACTGACGAGGGGGGCGGGCAGCCAGAGCTTAGCGGGGACGGCCAGTAACGACACCTCCAGCGCACCACTGACAATGGTGGCGAAACTCGGGTACATGACCGCCGAATTCTCACTCGCTGTAAAATAGAGCAGCAACCAATGGCCAGCGCGCTTCACAAGCGCCATTGCGCCCACCTCGCGCAGAATCGAGCACCATTCGGTCTCTGTGGTATAGGTGCCCGCCACGGCAAAAGAGTTGTTGTCATAGATCCGAATGTCACCGCCCGGAATGACCCCAATGCCGTGCGCCGTCGTCGCGATGTTCCCCAGTGCATCCGCCCAGCCGTTGTTGGTCAGGGCCGCCGTGTCTACCGTCCAACGCATCGCCACGCCGGCGCGGCGATTTACACCGTTGTACCAGACGCGCTCGTTTTGCGAGGGCAGATTCAGCGTGCCGCCGCTGATATTGATATCGCTGCCGGCATCGGCGATCTGCGCGATATATCCCGGCCCAGGATCAGCCGGCGCGCCGCTGACCGCGCCCTGTGCGCGGTCGGTGTCGAACGCATCGCGCATCAGGTAATACGGTGGCGCGGTGAAATCCGCCTGGTGGCCCACGCCGCCCCCCTGGCCCATGCCCAGCGGTGCTTTGCCGAGCAGCCAACCAAGTAGCGGTCGCATTAGAGTTCCACCGCCAGCCAGCAAACCTTATCGCCGCTGCTGTCCGCATCGAACCAGAAGTCGGAGAGGCCGCCCGTCAGCACCACCCCCTCGCCAGGATTGAGCGGAAAGCCGTTGGCACTCGTCACGTCAGGCGAGCCGGCGCCGTCGTTGCCGACCCAAATCGTGTCGGCATTATCCGGGTGCGCCTTGACCGCGACGACTTTCGCCACGTTGAAGGCGCCTTGCACGGCAGTGCCGGCGGTTGTTACGGTGATTTGCCCTGCTCTTACAGCCATCGTCTCTACCTCACCAAACCATTACGCGGATCTGTTCCACCCGATACATCACACCATCAATCACCGGATAGTCCATCGCGGAAAATTCTTCGTCAACTGTCAGCGAATCCCAATTCGCGGTCGGTCCGCTGTTCGCCTCGAGGAGGTCCAACACATCCTCGCTCAAATCGTCAAGGTCGTCCTCGGTCGTCGCTTGCCACTTCCAGTAGATGGAAATCAGCAAGGCGTGCTCCCGATGAAACGCGCCCAAGGCCAGCGCCGGCCCCGGTCGGGTGCCCTCGCTGCGCACCATCGCCACCGGCGAAAGCCCGCCGAAATCAGGTGCTTCGCGGGCATAGACCGCCTGAAACGTCGCAATGTCGTCAATCAGGCCGGCCAGGGCTTGGCGGGCGGCTTTGCGGCTATTCACGGGTCACCGTGGCCACGTAGCCGGTAAAGAGTTTGTTGATGGGTTGATCCATATCCTTGACCGTCTTCCCTAGAAAGCCGCGCCGCTTTTCGACAGGGCCGGCGTAGGCCAGATTCGTGGCCACAAAGCCCACCGGGCCGCCCTGGTTGCGTGTGCCCCAAAAGAAGCTATTCTTGAGCCGGCCCGTGATGACCGGCAACACCCCCGTCAGGCCGACCGGCGGGCGCTCTTTGCCGAGGCTTAAAAGGTAGCGGTGCACCATCCCCGCCCCCAGATTCAGCATCAGCCGCAGCCCGCTGCTGTTCTCGGCAATGCCGGCGTTGGTGCGGGCGAGCTGTTGCTGCGCTTCGATGAGGCCGGTGATGCTGACCGCTCCGACGCGGCCGGCGGAGAATGCTGATGGTGCCATTAGGTTGTCTTGACCTGTCCTACGATGATGTGCAGCGACGGAATGTCGCCGTCCGTCCATTCGAGCACCGCGTCAATCGGGTACTCATTCGCCCCGATGACCAGGATGTCACGCTCTCGCACGTCAGGCAGCGCCCCGCCGGCCACTGGTACATGGAAGCACTCTTTGGTCTCTCGCGGGCTGTTGAGGTCCAGTAGGCGGATTGTTTCACGGCCCACTGGCCACAATGGCGTGATCAACAGGCTGGCCAGGTTGGTGACCGCCGCGCCTAAGCGGTTGCCAGATGCGGCCGCGTTGCGCTTGGTCGATGCGTCAACAGTGCAGAAATCGCGGGCGCTCATGAAAAATCATAGTCCTTCGTTTCACGCCGCAATGGTCGCATGACCACCCGCGACGCACCCCCGCCACCCGACCCGCTGACCAACTCCCCAATCGCCTTACTCTTTTGGCTCCGGCTCTCGCGCCGCGGCCCCAGGCTCACATCGGTCTCGGTCACCGCACTGCGCTGCACCCGCTTGAGCATCTCCGACTCTACCAAGTCGATCACGGTCGCAATGTCGTTGGGGTCCAGGTAGCGCACGTCTGGCTCTGCGGTCTCGGTATTCAACGCGCCCATCGAGCGCAGGGCGGCATCGATGGCGTAGGTATAGCTCCCCTCGGTCAGCGCGCCGCTTGCGGTGGTGCTCAGGCTGTAGTCGGTAGCGAGCTGGCCCAGCCGGGCGTGCACCTGCGCGGCAATCTGCGCACGGGTTTGGGGTACGAACCAGAGCCAAACGTCGTCAATGCGCACGGGGATCGCTGCGTTGTTGAGCAGCTTGAGCGTGTACGTGTTGCCGGGTGCCAGGCCGAGCAGGTCGGTGTTGACCTGCCAGGTGTCAGCGGTATCGCCTTCGAGGCTGACCGCCACCACCGTGCCGCTGTCGTCATCCGTGATGACCGCTTGCAGGTCGTCAGTCGCCAGCGTATCCCCGACGGGCTTCACCGCAACTTGCAGCGTGTAGGTTCGCGCATAGGGTACGGTGAAATCCTGCGTAATGTAGCCGCCCGCAGCCAGCACGGCGACGCCATACTGCTCGTCACCGTCGCCGGCGCTATAGGTGGCGTCGGTGGCGGTCCAGTTGTCCAGATTCATCAGGAAGCGGCCATTGGTGAGATGGCTGCGGTCAGCGTACATGGTTAGTCGGTCTCCACTGTGGCCACCGGTGTGGGCGTTGGCCCCTGCGATTGTTCGGTCCAGCCGCGCGGGCTAGGCCGCAGGGCAAGGAAGATCAAGAGCATTGTCACCGATAAACCGAGTACTAACTTTTGCATGATTTGTCCTATCTTTCTCGACAATCGCCCTAATCAATCTCCGCTAACTGCGCGTCCGGGTCGGGGCTCCACGGGGCCGCAATGGGCCGGTCATGCCGCTGGATCTCCTGGCTCTGGTACGTGGCGATCTCGTCTTCGGTCGCCATGCGCCAGCCGGCTGTTGCCAGCCGGCCGCGGGCGTGTTCGCGGGTGACGCCATGCACCGCGCCGGCGGGGTTGACGATGTAGTACGCGCCGTCCTTGCCCTGCTGCTTGATGGGCTTGGCGGGTGCTTCCGGCGGGGTCGTTGGTTCGGTTGGTTCGGTCGTTGGTTTGGTGGCCATAGGCTCTCCTTAGTTCCGCGGTAGCATGTACACGGACAGATCGACCGTATTGGTTGTGCTATCCGTGGCAATGTCCCAATTGACGCACGTATACGCCCCATACAGATCATAACGATTCAGACTGTCAGTTGCGGCGCTCTGCGTGGCTACGATCTGCGGGCCATCCGTGTAGTTGGTGTTATCGTTGCTGTGCTCCAACATGACGGTCATGTTGACCGGCGTGCTGTTGGGGGCCATAACGAGCTGCACATCGCCGGTCGTGAACTCGCGCGTATCGCGGCAGATCCGCCCGTCCGCGGTCACAACTGCGGTCACAATCGGGATGAGCGGCCCAATCTTGGAGCCCGACGGCTCATTGCCCGCCACGGGCGTGATACCCGCGGCCACGGGCGCGGCGTAGACAGAGGGGCGGGTGTCGATCATCGTCATGAGCGCCACGACGGCGATCAAGCAAAGAGCGGCAAAGGTGGTGAATAAAGTTTTCATGGTCATGTTTGTTTCCTTGAGATTTGGTCTCAACTATGCGGCGGGGGCCGGCTTACAGTTCGGACGTGCGGACGGTGATCCCGTGATTGTCGCGCATCTCGGCCACGCCATAGAGACAGTCGATCGTGAATTGCACACCAAGCAGATCCTTGTCGTAGCCGATGGTGACACGAATCCCGATCCCGTCCTCGCTCATGACCGTCTGTTGCACCCCGGCATTGGCTGGCGCGGGCGGCAGCGGGCGGCTGGCCATCATGATGGCGTTGCGGTGGAAGAAAAGGTTCTTACATTCGCCGGCCGCGGTCGTGATCATCTGATCCATGAGAATCTCCCAGCCCATGAACCGACCGACCATGCTGTCGGCTGCCATCTGGCCTAACGACTCGGTGTAGTCGCGATTGACGATCTTCTCGATGCCCAGGGCTTCGTAGTCCGCGTCTTCGTGCAGGACGGCGTAGCGCTGCGTCTGTGGTGCCTTGGCGCTATTCAGCAGCCGGCGAGCGTTGCGAAAGTCGTCCTCCCCCAAGCCAGAGGTCGCGTCAATCGACTGCGAAAAGCCGGAATACAGCGCGGCAATGTCGCTATCAATCTGCTCGGCCATCTTCGACATAGCGTCGCCAGCGTAGACACTGAACCAGTCAGGCCGGGCGAAAGCCTTGGCGATGTCCTCGAGGAGGAACGTAACTTCCTTGTGCTTGTTGAGGGTCAAGGTGTAAACGCTGTCGCCAGGCACTTGCCGGGTGACGACCGTATTGGCAGTCTTGTCATTGACAACGAGCGCGCCGCCATAAGGCACGGTGATTGTCTGACCAAATGTCTGCACTTCGTTCTCATAGTCGCGGTTCACCAACCGCGCCAACACGGTGTTGGCGCGCAGGTAGCCGAGCGCCTGCGCGGCCACGATGGTGGGAATACTGTCATCGACCAGGGTGGTGGTAATGTTTGCCATTGCAAAAAACTCCTTAGAAAGAACATAACTGCTGCTCTCCCCTTTCGCTTTTTACAAGGCACGCCTTGAGAGGATTGATATGTGGGTACTGCGGTACTACTGTCCTACTACCGCGCCGTCTGGCTCTGCTTGAGCAGGCTGCCGGCGTTCTTGCGAATCTCTTCCGGCGTCATGTTGCTGATGTCGAGCCGGGTCGGCTGGGCGTTGCGGTTGCCGGGCGGCACGCCTGGGGCGCTGGCCGGCTTGATGAACTGCAACAGCGTGTCAGCGTCTTTGGCGATGGCCTCGGCATCGTCGCCTTGCAGCCGGTCAATCAGATCAGCCGGTAGCCCCTTTTGCAGGGCCACCTGCATTTTCAGGTTGCGGGTGCGTTCGCTCTTGAGCTCGTTTTCCCGCTGCTGGTACAACTCCTGCCACTTCTGCTGCTCTTGCAACTCTTTCTCGCGGCTCGCCTTGGCGGTTGCCTCGGCTTTTTCTTGCGCGGCCTTGAGCTGCTGCAACTGCGTATTCACTTCCCGAAAGCGCTCATACGGCACAGGGCCGGGCGATTGCTCGCCTTGCGGTGCTGGGGCGGGTGTCTCCGCCTTGGGTGTCTCATCTGCCATTATTGGGTTGCCTCGCCCGTATCGCCGGCGGCGCGTGTATGGTGGGTGCGGTGTGTGGGGTCGGTGCTTAAAATAGTGTTAAGGCGATTTTAGCAC